GTTTGTCCATATCTGTATAGCAATCCTATCTGTTACAGCTAATGATACAGCAGGCATAGACATTGTACTTGTATATTTAGTTTTTGCATTTGAAGTAAACGCAAATGTGCTAGAATTGCTGCCTATTTGTGTTAATGTAGTGCCATTATATTTAAAAACTTTATAATAAAAGTTTGGGCTATAAGCTAAATTAAAAGTTATATCTAAATAGTTTATAAAACTCCAAGTACCAGCAGGAATTGTTGTTTGACTAGGGTAGCTAATATTAGTAATAAAGCCAAAGAATGTATTATCATAAGCTTTGCTTAAGTTAGCAGAAGCCCCTGTATTCTCTTCTTCGCCTAATTGATAATAAGTATTAGATGCAATAGTTGCATTATTTACTGATGCGTTAAAGTAATATTTTGCATTACTTCTTTTAGCGTATAATACTATATTAGTTCCGTTAATTATTGATGCCATATTATTTATATAAGTTCATTAAAAGATGTAATGTTATCTATTGTTGATGTTATGTTTGTATTAGATATTTGCAAAAGAGTAGCATTAGTTCTATCTTCTGCATAGTTAGTAGTAGAATTACCTAACATATAAGAATTATTAGAAATATTAATACTAGCAGGATCTGTATCAGTTGCTTTTAATAGCTTAGAGGCATTTAATATCCCATTAGTTGTAGAAAAACTAGATAAATCACAATCTAGATTTATTATATTTTTACCATATATGTTAGTGTATTTTTGCATTAATAGTTTTAATAAACTACCATAAGTTACACCACTACCATACTCATACCAACCACCAGCGTAATTATTATTGCTTAACATAAACATACCAATTTCGATAGGGTTTGTTGCACTTGCTGGTAATGCACCATAAGGTATATCTATTGTTTTTACATAATCAAAAGTAGAGTTTATGTAACTAGAATAATAAATGCTATTAACAGAAGAAGTAATTGCAATCTTCATATTACTTAAAGACACACTAGTACCTGTAACTGGTATACCTGGGCCTGATTGTACGTTATATTGAAAGCTTAATTCTCCAGCAATAGGAGTAACTAATGTTTTAATACTAAAAGAATTAACACCATCTCCACCAGCAGCACCTGCGTAAGCTGGAACTATGTAATATATATTTGATGTTGACCAAGTTGTACCATCCCACCAATATGTAACAGAACCATTTGTTATACTTAAGTATACAATACCTCTTGGATTTGAACCCAAATCTTGGCCTTGAAATATCCAAGACACTTCTAACAAAACTGCTGATGGTATCTTTGGCCTAGATGTAGATTTTATTTCAATCATAGCAAGAAAAGTAGTAGAACCAGTGCCTCTAATTAAATTATATCTAGCAAAGTCTTCAGATGTATTATTAACAATAGTAACACTACTGCCTACCCCTTGAAAATTTATATTCCAATTATCTGCATATAAACCTGTAAATGGTCTAAAATTTCCATTAGAAATATAATTATCAGCCATTTTAATTTGATAATTATCTTCAATTTTATTAAACCCTTTTTTAAGCAATTTGGTTTGAGAATTATCTATAAAATATAAGCCACTCGTATTGCCTGTATAAGACTGAATAGTACTTAGGGTATTTAAGTTACTCCCACTTGCAGCGACTGCACCAGCAGAAGTATATTCTGTATACCAATTAGTTGTATTAGCAAACTGATTAACTGCTACTATCCACCACTTGCCTCCAGCTTGAAATAATCTACATCCAAAAGATTTAACAATATTTGATAATACCGTTAAACAACTTATATAAGTTACATCTGTATCTATAAATGTTCTGTATGGAAGGTAGGTTTGATTAAATGGCTCTCTATTTGCATTTATAGCCCTATCTTCCATACCTGTTGCATAATAAGAGCAAACAGTCATTATGTTTAAATTACTAGGAAATCCATTAGTATTTAAGCACAATCTAATATAATAAAGTAAAGTATTAATTGAATTTATATCAGTAGACGCTGCTATTGGTAAAGCTATTTTATCTAACATACCTAATCCATCAATAGCATTAAATGACATTGTCTTACGACCTGTAGAATAGCTTATACTAGCTCCATCACTTAAAACCCATCCTGACCATTCTACGTTAGCGTCTAAATAAAGTACAGCAAAATACTTTCTATCATTTAAAGTTGTTAGGTCTGGGATATTAGCAATGTTATCAGTAACATCTATTGTTACTCCTAACTGACTAGCAAATATTGGTTCAAATGGATCATCTGAATTAGGTATATACTGAAGGTTTAAATTCTTACCTGGGTATTCAATAACTGTTGGTGCAGAACCTAAGTCCTCTTGTAAATACAAATAAGCAGTCTTATTAGACCTTGTAGCAAACGTAAATTTATATTTATTATAATATGGCATTATGAACCTCTTCTTAAGTTTAATGATGTTTCTGACCTATTCAAAGCTAATACTAAATCACTTCCTCTCAATACAAATTGTCCACTTCCTTGTCCACCTAACATATCCTTTAATTTATCTAATGGGGCAACAACCTCAGGGTTTGATTTAGCACCAGGGTATTCTCCTATCAAGCCCATTGTAGGGCCACTAACAATACCGCCATTAGCAAATGCTGTAGCACCACCACCTGACATACTTTTTGATGATTCAGATAGTCTGCCTTTTACATAAGTACCTAAAGCGACTAATGCGATACCTGCCGCTATTGCAACAACTGGGTTTAAACTTTCTAATGCCTTTTTTATTCCTTCAATTGCAAAACCTGTTGCTATAGCTAATTGACCTACTTGTATCAATCCATCAGCCAATATACCTAAAAAACTATTAATTACATCCGATATACCACCCCCTTGAGATAGCATTTTGCCTATATTTTCTCCTAGGCTAGATGCTAATTTCTTTAAAGTATCATTAATAATTATATTTAATTGATTTGTAAGGTTTTCCATTGGATCTACTAGTCCACCCAATTGCCCTTTTAAAACATTAATTGAATTAGCAAATTCCAAAGTTGCTGCTGCTCCTTGTTTACCAAAGGCTTGGTAAATAGCTAATTTTGCAATAGCTTCTTCTAATGCTTTTTTTTGAGCTTGATAATTCCCCCTATTAGCTCTTATAGATTGGTCTGCTTCTGATTTTACCTGTGCAATTCTTTGTTTAGAAAAATTAACTTGAGTTTGTGTTATTAGTTTTTGTTGCTCTTCAAAGGCTTTGTTAGAGTCGTCATAGATTTTTGTTTCAAATGCTATATTGGCATTTATGCTATCCTGATTTCTTTTATATTCTTTATCGTCATAATCCTTGGCAATTTTAGCCATAGTTGTTTTATAGGCAGCAAAATGGGTGCTAGCATTTTTATAACCAGCAGCCTTCATTTTTGCTAAACTATCCTCTAATTCCAATAAAGCCTGAAATTCTTTTTTACCCCTTTCGTCTAAGGTATTTAAAAATGATTTTGTTTCAGCTTCGTCTGCTACTTGTTTGGCTTTTGCTTTATCTTTTTGCAATTGCTCTGCAATTTTAATAGCCTCATTGCCTTTCATATCATTCAAATCACCCTCTGCATTTATATTTTCTTCTGATATTTTTACATATTTTTGAGCTTCTACTTCTAAAGCTGCAAAAGCAACTCTATTCTTTTCTAATAAAGTATTTTTTGCTTTTAATGCTACAACGTAAGCAGACTCTGTTTTTATTAACTGATTACCAGATGCTATATACCCAGCATTTTTACTAAGTGTTTTTAAAACAGCATCAGAATACTTTTCTTCTAAATCAGCTTTTTCAATAGTTAATTTATTTTGCTTTACAGCAATTTCTTGTAGAGTTTTTTCTGCTGCTTTAGCTTTAGCATATTGCCATAATGTTGTTGTTAATTTTTTATATGCTGTGTCTGCTTTCCCTAAAGCAATATCTTCTGCTGAATATAAACTAAGCAAATCTGGATATTCTTCTTTTAATGTTTTAGCAGCTTTTACCCTATCCGACATTGCCCTATTTGCATCAGTAGCAACTTTATATAGTGATTCTAATTTTACACTTTCATTTGCATAGGCTGTAGCAGCCTCTTTTGCATAATCTGTTGATAGTTTAACAGAATTACCAAATTTTATAATTCCAGCATCCCAAGCAGTAAAAAATGCAATTACAGCCGAACCAACAAGATATAATGGCCCTGCTAATCCTGCAATACCACCCATAAGAGCAGGCAAGTTGTTTTGAATACCTCTAAATCCATAAGGCAAATCCTGTATAACTAATGCAAAGTTTGTCCATTGCATATTAGATTTTTTAATAGAATTCCCTGACTGTTTCATTTTGTCAGAAGTTCTATCTATCCCATCTCCTAATTGTTTTAATTGGTCTTTAGCTTCTTTAGAACTAGTTTCTATTCCTTTTAGGTATTCAGCAAACTTTTTAGCTGATGCAGGAACGTTACCTAAATCAAAGTCAAACTCAATTTTAATCATCTGATTATCTGCCATTATCCTATAAGTTTATATATGTCCATATTTTTTAAGTACCGCCTTTAATTCATCTTCATCCATTACTCTAGGCTTCACAAAGTTACGAGTATCGCAGTCTAATTCAATAAGCTCACTAGGTTTAACTTTTTTACCTTTTGGTAATTGTATGTTAATTAACATTGTTGTTTGCCACCTAGTTCTAATCCATTGTTGCTCTTCCTCGTGCCTATATCCATACCAAATAAAATCTAACTCAGCCATCGTCATCTCCCAAAACAAATGGGGAAGCACTTTGCACTCCCCCATTGTATATTTCTCTATGTCAATCCACTCTAATTTTTTTTTACTCCATCCTTTTTAGTTGACTTTGTTGGGGCACTTTCTATTCCACTTTGCATACTTTCTGATAATGCTGTCATCACTTCTTGGAATTTTTTACTTCCCATTCCTCCCATATCATCTACCCAATCACAAACTTCTATTTCAGTAAAGTTTGGTGTTATACCTTGTGAGTATAATGGGTATTCAGCAGCAGCTTTCAGTAAGTTGATAATAGCATCCAAAGACGCTTGTCCACTTAAAGCCTCTCCTATTTCAGAAGGCCCTATGCCTTGTAATTGACAGAATCTTTTAAGACTCCA